CCCCATCACCATGCATAGTAATCCGCACGAACCCCCCGTATCCAAAACTGTTAACGTTAACAGCTTAGAAAGTCATATAGAACCCAAAGAACATAGCGATTTGGATATAAGTACTGTTAACGTTAACACCCCCCTAGACGAAATTGTGGCTTTGGAGGCGGAATTGGCTGGCAAAACACCCCCCTTGTGATTTCTGGGGAAAAATAGGGGGGGGTAGTTTTATGGGAAAAATGAGTTATGAGGGGTGTTTGGAGAAGGATATGAGCCCGGCGCAGAAGGAAGTTTTTATCATTGTGGATGAGTGGTGGAAGAAGTTTGGGTTCAGCCCGACTTTGCGGCAGATTGCGGATGTGCGCGGGAAGAGTGGGTTGGGGAATACTAAGGAGATTGTGGACAGGTTGGTGAAGTTGGGGGTTTTGAAGAAGTTGGAGAAGAGGCGGTCTATACGGCCTGTTTACATAAAGTTTAGGAATTTGGAATGAAATTAGAAGAACTGATTGGTGGGTTGGAGCCGTCGGTGTATGAGGCGCTGCTGGAGGAGATACAGGATTTTGAGAATGCGAAGAGCCGGGAGAAGGCTCAGAAGGGGTTCATGGAGTATGTGAAGATGATGTGGCCTGGGTTTATACATGGCCGGCATCATGCTTTGATGGCCAAGAAATTTGAGGACATAGCGGCGGGGAGATTGAAGAGGGTGATTATTAACATGCCCCCTAGACATACAAAAAGTGAGTTTGCGTCCTTTTTGTTGCCGTCTTGGTTTTTGGGGTTGTATCCTCAGAAGAAGGTGATTCAGTGCTCGAACACGGCTGAACTGGCTGTTGGGTTTGGGCGAAAGGTCAGGAACTTGGTAGGTTCTGAGACTTACACGAAGGTGTTCCCGGATGTAAATTTGAGGCAGGACTCGAAGGCAGCCGGTAGGTGGGCGACGAATAAAGGGGGGGAGTATTTTGCTATTGGGGTGGGGGGTACAGTAACTGGTAAGGGTGCGGATTTATTAATTATTGACGATCCGCACTCAGAGCAGGAGGCTGCTTTGGCGGCTGGGAATCCTGAGGTTTACCAGAAAGTTTATGAGTGGTACACCTCCGGGCCGCGCCAGCGTTTGCAGCCTGGTGGGTCTATTGTGATAGTGATGACCAGGTGGGGTGAGGAGGATTTGACGGGCAGGGTGTTGGCTGATGCCATGAAGAGGGAGAAGGGGGAGGACTGGGATGTTATAGAGTTGCCGGCGATTTTGCCGTCCGGGAAAGCTCTATGGCCTGAGTTTTGGTCTATAGAAGAGTTGTCTGCTCTCAAGGAAGAGTTGCCGATTTCTAAGTGGAACGCCCAGTATCAGCAAAAGCCGACTGGCGAAGAGGGTGCGTTAGTAAAGAGAGAGTGGTGGAAGTTGTGGGAGGCGGAAAGGGCTCCGAACTGTGAGTTTATTATTCAGTCTTGGGACACGGCGTTTACAAAGTCTGAGAGAAGTGACTTTTCTGCCTGTACGACATGGGGTGTTTTTTATTTGAATGAAGATAGAAACCAACCTAATATTATTTTGCTGGATGCTTTTCAGGAGCGGATGGAGTTCCCGGAGTTAAAGGAAAAGGCGCTGGAGCTTTACAGGGAATGGGAGCCGGACTCGTGCGTAATCGAGGCTAAGGCGGCTGGGGCCCCGCTGGTCTTTGAGCTCAGAAGAATGGGAATAGCCGTATCGGAGTACACTCCGGTTAGGGGTAATGATAAGTTTGTTCGTGTAAACAGCGTGACTGATCTCTTTAAGTCAGGTAAAGTATGGGCTCCAGATATGAGATGGGCGCATGAAGTAATTGAACAGATGGCGGCGTTTCCTAATGCATCGCACGATGACCTGGTGGACTCTTCCACGCAGGCGTTGATTCGTTTTAGACAAGGCGGATTCTTGCGGCTTGACTCAGATGAGGAAGATAGCCCACGTTCAGTTAGGCGTAAAGCAGCTTACTATTGAGGCAGTTAGGTAGCGCATTATGGACTATGAAAAACTTTTATCTCAGTTATCGGAAGATGATGTAAAAAGTCTGCGTTCGCTGTTTACAACTGAGAGTAAGCCGCGATTTGGAGAAACTTACCAACGCCCACCATCTTATTACGGGTCATTTCAGGATGCTACATCTGTTGGACTTAGGGAGCCGTCAGATAGACAAGGCACTGGGTATAAGTTACAAAGCCGTTCTGGTAAGACTGTATTTGCAGACACCAAAGCAGCGCAGGTTTTCCAAGATTGGATGCGTGATGAACACATCGGCACAAAATTACTCCCAGATGTTGGAGAGGATGGTAAGTTAAAAGCAATGATGGTTCAAATTACAGATGCACACCCGTCAAGAAAATATAAGCCCGGTGATATAGTTTCAAGAATTCCAGTTACAACAACACCTCAAGAAGGTCTTCATCCAATAGAAATGATTGGAAATAAAAAATACGGCTGGTGGGAAAGTCCTATGGGTGAAAAAGGCTCATTTCACATAGGAAGCCCAATTTCTCATGTGGCACCCGCTGGCGCATCCGGTCAACCCGCCAATTTAAAAACACCAATAGGTCAGACTCCCGGAAGATTTGATACGCTTCAACATACACTAAACCCATTAAAGCTTGCCAACGGCGGATTGATTGATAAAGCCATAAAAGGCAGCAACAAACTTATTTAAGGAAATATCATGGCAATTGAAAAAAGTTTATATCAAGCCCCCATTGGACTTGATGCTCTACAAGATGAGCCGGCAATTGAGATTGAAGTTGTCAATCCAGAAGAAATGAACATTGGATTTGGTGGGATGGAAATTTCACTAACGCCAGAAAGAGAAATTGCCGATGACTTTGATGCAAATCTGGCTGAATATTTGGATGATGGCTATTTAAATAGCATAGCTAACGAATTGGTTGGAAGTGTTGAAGAAGACATCTCTTCTCGTAAAGACTGGTTGCAAACTTATGTAGACGGGCTCGAGCTTTTGGGTCTAAAAATAGAAGAAAGAACGGAACCTTGGGAGGGAGCGTGCGGTGTTTATCACCCAATCATGGCTGAAGCTTTGGTTAAATTCCAGGCCGATGCAATGATGTCTACTTTCCCAGCCGGCGGCCCAGTAAAAACAGAGATTATTGGCAAAGAAACGCAGGAAAAGAAAGAGTCTGCCATTCGTGTAGCGGCCGACATGAACTATCGGCTAACAGACAAGAATAAAGAGTACCGCTCTGAGCACGAAAGAATGCTTTGGGGCTTGGGGTTGGCTGGAAATGCGTTTAAGAAAATCTACTATGACCCGCACTTTGAGCGTGAAGCGGCTATTTTTGTGCCAGCGGAGGATTTGATTGTCCCTTATGGCGCACCTAACTTAGAAAAAGCCGAGCGCATCACTCATGTGATGAGAAAAACAAAGAATGAAGTGCGGCAGTTGCAGGTTGCCGGCTTTTGGCGAGACATTGACATGGGAGAGCCATCCAGTGTATTTGATGAAGTAGAGAAAAAGATAGCTGAAAAGCTAGGATTTAGGGCTACTACGGATGACCGCTTCAAAATTCTAGAAATAAACGTAGATTTAGACCTAGAAGGTTACGAACACAAAGACGATGACGGGGAGCCTACTGGAATTGCGCTGCCTTACATCGTTACCATTGAAAAAGGTTCTAACAAAGTCCTAGCTGTACGCAGAAACTGGCGGCAAGACGACGAAACCTACCGTAAACGGATGCATTTTGTACATTACCCGTACATTCCTGGGTTTGGTTTCTATGCATTCGGCTTAATTCACATGATTGGGGCGTTTGCCAAGAGCGGAACTTCCCTTTTGCGTCAATTGGTAGATGCCGGTTCGTTGGCTAACCTGCCTGGTGGATTTAAAACACGCGGCCTACGAGTAAAAGGCGACGACACTCCTATTGCTCCTGGAGAATTTAGGGATGTTGATGTTCCGTCTGGGACTATTAAAGACAATCTGCTGCCTCTTCCTTATAAAGAGCCTAGCCAGACGCTTTATCAATTGTTAAATCAAATTATTGAAGACGGCCGCAGGTTTGCTAATACGGCTGATCTTCAAGTAACAGATATGTCCAGCCAAGCTCCAGTTGGAACTACGCTGGCTATTCTAGAGCGGACATTGAAAGTTATGTCTGCGGTCCAAGCGCGCATACACTTTGCGCTTAAAGAAGAACTTGGCTTACTTAAAGACATCATTAGGGATTACACACCTGATAATTACGATTACATACCAGAAGATGGTAAGCCAACCGCTAAAAAATCTGACTACGACAATGTAGACGTCATCCCGGTTAGCGATCCTAACGCCAGCACAATGGCGCAAAAGATTGTTCAATACCAAGCCGCGTTACAGTTGGCCGCACAAGCACCACAAATTTATAACTTGCCACTGCTTCATAGGCAAATGTTAGATGTGCTTGGATTAAAAAACGCACAAAAGCTTGTGCCTATGGCTGAAGATCAACGCCCAATGGACCCAATTACAGAGAATCAAAATGTAATCATGGGCAAGCCTGTAAAAGCGTTTTCTTACCAAGACCACAGAGCTCACATTGCTATCCATGTTGCCGCTATGCAAGACCCAATGCTGCGTCAAATTATGCAAAATGACCCAATGGCGCAGCAAAAAGCAGCTGCTGCACAAGCTCACATCAATGAGCACATGGCATTTGAATACCGCGTGATGATTGAGCAGGCGCTTGGAATGACGCTGCCGCCTCAGTCGGACGAGGAAGGAAACGATATTTCTATGGACCCGGTGGTCGAGGCACAACTTTCACCCATGTTGGCACAAGCCGCACAGAGAGTTCTCCAGCAAAATCAATCTACAGTGGCGCAACAACAAGCACAGCAAATGGCACAAGACCCCGTTGTTCAAATGCAACAGCAAGAATTGGCTATAAAACAGGCAGATTTGCAGAGAAAAACTCAAAAAGACCAGGTAGATGCCCAGCTAAAGAAACGGCAACAAGATTTGGAAGCCGCCAGAAATATTGCTCAAAACGAAAACGCTTTGAAGAAAGACAAGCTACAGTTAGTAAAAGATATTATTCTGAATCAGTCTGACAAGTCACACGAACAGAAACTTGCCAAACAAGATATTATGGCAGACGCTTTAAAAAATATATATCAAACTAACACCAGAGATAAATAATGAACGGTTTTGAAATACTAGTCGGACAAATCGACGATAAAATTTCTCATGTTAAAGACTTTATTTCAGAAGGTAAAGCCGAAAACCATGAGGAATATAAGAGACTTTGTGGTGAGATAAAGGGTCTGCTCATTGCAAGGGGTTACATATTAGACCTGAAACAAAACCTGGAGAACTCTGATGAGTAAAATTTTGCTGGCAACAAACGCCAGCAACCCTGAAGTAGTTGGTTCTTACACATTTGAAGCAACTGCGGAAGAAAAAGCTCGACAACTGCCAAAGCCATCAGGCTACAGAATTCTTTGCGCCATACCAGAAGTGGACAAAGAATACGATAGCGGTTTAATCAAAGCAGAAGAAACAATTAATTATGAAGAGCGCTTGGCAACAGTGCTTTTTGTAGTTGAAATTGGTCCTGATTGCTACCTTGATAAAAGCCGTTTTCCCAATGGGCCTTGGTGCAAACAAGGTGACTTTATTGTTGTTCGTCCTAATGCTGGAACAAGGCTTCTCATTCATGGCCGAGAATTCCGCATGATTAACGATGATTCTGTCGAGGCAGTGGTTGAAGACCCGCGCGGCATCAAACGCGCACATTAAGAAAGGAGCCGCACATGGCTACGCAAATGGAAGACCAGGAATACACATTTCCTGATGAGGTAGAAAATAAAGACGAGGACAAAAACGAGTCTGAAGGTATAGAAATTGAAATTGAAGACGATACTCCAGAAGAGGATCGTAATAAAGAACCTTTACCAAAAAGTTTAAAAGAAGAGCTTGAGAAAGATGGCCTTGAAATAGAAAACTATGACAAGGAGGTTAAACAAAAACTCAAGCAAATGAAAAAAGTCTGGCACGATGAACGGCGAGAAAAAGAAGCCGCTTTGCGTGAACAGCAGGCTGCTATTGAATATGCAAAACGGTTGCGTGAAGAGAACGAAAAAATGCGTAATATTCTCCAAACAGGAGAAAAAGCATATATCGAATCTATTAATACTGCCGCCGATTTGCAGCTTCAAATGGCAGAACAGGCTTACAAAGAAGCCTATGAAAGTGGTGATGCAGATAAGTTAGTGGAGGCTAACAAAGTTCTGCAAACTGCAAACATTAGGTCAATGCAGGCTAAAAACTTCAAAATGCCAACTTTACAAAGTGGTGAAAATGAAGTAAAAACTCAACCTGAGCAGTATCAAGAATCTGTTCAAGCTCCGCAGGGCGATAGAAAAGCACAGGATTGGCAAAAACGCAATCCGTGGTTTGGACAAAAACAAGGCATGACAGCATATGCTTATGGAGTCCATGCAGAACTGAGGGAGTCTGGAGTTGTTCTTGGTTCTGATCTTTATTACAAGGAATTGGACAAAGCAATTCAACATCGGTTTCCAGAAGAGTTTAATGACGAAGAAAGGGTAAAACCAGAAGTTAAGAAAAAGATATCTTCTGTAGTTGCTCCGGCAACTAGGTCAACGGGATCGCAAAAAGTCAAGTTGTCCGTATCAGAATTGAATTTGGCAAAAAAATTCAATCTTACCCCTGAACAATTCGCAGCTGAAAAACTTAAACTGGAGAAACAAAATGGTTAATAGACAAACACGCGATACAGAAAACCGGGAATTTAGCGAGCGTCCAAAGCAGTGGATGAATGCTGAACTTCTACCAGAGCCAGACAAAGAGGCCGGCTTTCACTATCGTTGGATTCGTGTTGCTAACCTCAATCAGCCAGACCCTCGTAACCTCTCGGCCAAACTCCGTGAAGGCTGGGAACCTGTGCGAGTTGAAGAGCAGCCGAAATTTAGACTGCTAGTCGATCCATCTTCCCGTTACAAGGACAATATTGAGATCGGCGGATTGTTGCTCTGCAAAACTCCTGAGGAGTTTGTTGATCAGCGAAACCAATATTTCGCAAATCAAACCAAACAACAAACAGAAGCTGTGGACAACAATTTTATGCGTCAAAGCGATGCGCGGATGCCGCTTTTTAGAGAGCGAAAATCTTCGACTAGCTTTGGGAAATGAACTTAATCTTTTAGGAGCTTAACATGGCTTATCCCACCGTTAGCGCCCCTTACGGCTTCCGTCCCATCAATAGTATTGGTGGTACTCCGTATGCGGGTTCTACTCGCCTAGTGCCGATTGACTCCGGCGCTATGTATACCGGCGATCTCGTCGAAATGCTGTCAAGCGGCAAATGTAAAGTTGTTGCTGATGGTACCGCTGCCCCTCAAGCACTTGGTGTTTGTATGGGTGTTCAGTACACCAACTCATCGGGTCAAACCGTTCAAGCCCAGTACGCTCCGTCGTCTGGTGTGACCAACGCTGTTGCCTATGTGGTGGATGATCCCCGCGCCCTGTTCCAAGTGGCTGTTGTGTCTTCTGGCACGACTATCGCTTCCTTGGGTCGCACTGCTGTTGGTCAGAACACTTCGGTGATTCTGAACGCTGGCAATGCAAACACCGGCGATTCTGCTCAAGCTATTGACGACACTACCGCTACCACCAATACGCTACCCATTCGTATTGTGGACGTTGTGCCTGCAACTGCTACCGGCAGCGATGCGTATGTGGAGATGGTCGTCAAGATCAACACCCATACTTATAACAACACCACAGGCGTCTAAGGAGTAAATCATGGCAATTAGTCGCGCACAACTGCTCAAGGAATTGCTCCCCGGCCTGAATGCTTTGTTCGGCCTTGAGTACGCCAAGTATGGCGAAGAGCACAAGGAAATCTACGAAACCGAAACTTCGGAGCGTAGTTTTGAAGAGGAAACCAAGCTGTCTGGCTTCTCCGCCGCTCCCGTGAAGAACGAGGGCAGTGCCATTGCTTATGACAATGCGCAAGAAGCTTGGACTGCTCGCTACAACCACGAAACCATCGCTTTGGGTTTCAGCTTGACTGAAGAGGCTATTGAGGACAACCTCTATGACTCTCTGTCGGCTCGTTACACCAAAGCTCTGGCTCGTGCTATGGCTTACACCAAGCAGGTTAAGGCCGCTTCCGTTCTAAACAACGGCTTTAGCGGTTCTTATGCTGGCGGTGACGGCGTTGCGCTGTTCTCCGCTTCGCATCCGCTGGTGTCCGGTGGCACTAACAGCAACATTCCCAGCACCCCTGCTGATCTAAACGAGACTTCTTTGGAAGCCGCCGTTATTCAGATTAGCTTGTGGACTGATGAGCGTGGACTGCTGATCGCTGCCAAGCCTCGTAAACTGATTGTGCCCCCGGCACTCCAGTTCGTCGCTACCCGTCTGTTGGATACCGAACTCCGCGTCGGTACTGCTGACAACGACATCAACGCACTGAAGAACAACGGTTCTATCCCCGAGGGATATACCGTGAACCACTTCTTGACCGATACAAACGCATGGTTCCTGACCACTGACGTTCCTAACGGCATGAAGCACTTTGTGCGTACACCGTTGCAGCAGTCTATGGACGGCGACTTCGATACCGGCAACGTCCGTTACAAGTCTCGTGAGCGTTACAGCTTTGGCTGGAGCGATCCGCTGGGCATGTACGGCTCCGCTGGAGCTTGATGGAAGGGGGGCCTTGTGCCCCCTTTTCTTTTAGTGTATATTGCAATTATTCCGGGGTTTCCGGTGTTTCTGACAGTCCCGGCTGACGACATGCAGACAGAACACCCAAACATTACTCGCATGTGAGGAAAAAATGGCTCAAACTACGTTTTCTGGCCCGGTAAACCTTGGCGTTTTCACCGTTGCCACTGCTCCCACTACCGCTTCTACTGGCTCTATTGCTTATTTCAGCAACGGTGCTGCTGGCTCCCCCGTGTTGGCTTTCTATAACGGAACCAACTGGCTGCGCGTAGATACTCTGGCTGCTATCTCGGCTTCTTAATTAGGAGCATCAAATGATGCAAACCGACATAAAAACCGCAATAGCGTCTGGTAACGGCACTATTTATGCTTCACGAACTCGTGTTCGTGGATTGCTTGTTGTTCCCGGCTCTAGCGTAGGCTTAATTGTTTTACGTGACGGCGGTGGTAGCGGCACAGTTATGTTCTCCATACCCACTCTTGCTAGTGGAACTCCTTTCTCGGTGCTTGTTCCGGGCGAAGGCGTTTTGTTCAGCACAGATGTTTATGGGGCGATGAGCAATGCTGCTGTAACGGTGATGTATGGCTAAGTCCCCAGCATGGCAGAGGAAAGAAGGCAAGAATCCCAAGGGCGGCTTGAACGCCAAGGGACGAGCCTCTTACAACAAGGCAAACCCGGGGAAACCGGGCTTGAAACCTCCGCAGCCGGAAGGCGGCAGCAGGCGAGACTCTTTTTGCGCCCGTATGAGCGGGATGAAAAAGAAGTTAACGAGCGAAAAAACCGCAAAAGACCCCAATTCGAGGATTAACAAGAGCCTGCGGGCGTGGAACTGTTGAAATGGACATTCAACTAGCCGTCTGGAATATTCTGTTAACCACGTTTATCGGGTTGATAGGATGGAACATGCGTGAAAAATCAGAAGAATTGTCGCGTCTTTCTATTTTGCTGAACAAGACCCGGGAAGAAATTGCCCGGGATAACGTCACTCAGGCAGAGGTTGACAAGATTGTTAGCCATATTGATTCTCGCTTTGACAAGCTAAGTGACAAGCTTGATGCCTTTATCAAGGAGTCAAAAAGTGCCCTCCGTTAGCAAGAAGCAGCATAACTTAATGGCAATGGTCGCCAACGATCCTGCCGCAGCAAAACGGGTTGGCATCCCTCAATCTGTGGGTGAAGAATTTATGAAGGCAGATAAGGGAAAAAAATTTAAAGGCGCACAAACGCGGCCTCAACTTCAGAAAGTTAACAAGCCAAAAACCTCACACGGGGAGTCGGCTCTTTTTAGCAAAGGTGGTGATATGAAAGAATCTAAAGCAATGGCTAAAAAAGAAATCGCATTCATGGAAAAGAAGGGTGCACCTAAGTCCATGATTAAACACGAGAAGGCAGAGTACGGAATGAAGAAAGGCGGTATTTCCTCTTCCCTGAAAGCTCACGCTTCTGCTCCCGCTTCCAAGGCCCATGCAGGTATGAAATCAGGTGGACTGGCACCTGGTCATAAATCCGCAAATGGTATTGCTTCTAAGGGCAAAACCAAAGCGATGCAAGTTTCTATGAGGAAAGGTGGGATGTGCAAATGACACGCCCCTCAAAAGAAGAGATTGAGCAGGCTCGTAGGGATGCGCCAGATTACAAAGCAAAAGAAGATGCTGCGTATATGAGATCTTTGCGTACTACAGAACCTGCCCCTGCTCCAGCGCCAACGGTTATTCCTGAAAAAGTACCGGCAAAAAAGATGGCTAAGGGTGGTTATGTTCGTGCGGCTGATGGTATTGCTCAACGCGGCAAAACCCGTGGGCGTTTTGTTTAATAGGAGTTAATTATGGCTTTTAATCCTAAAAATCGTAAATTAGATAAAAATGGAAATCCTATTGTTACAAAAGAAGAACTAGAAGAATCTGGCTTATCTTTGCGTGACTTTTTAAACAAAGAGCGCGGGCTCACTCGCAGGCGTGACGGCAATCAAGAGTCTGTTGGAGGAACTCCTGAGTTTGGCAAATACAAACCAAGATATACTCCGGCTCCAATGGCTCCAATGTTGGTTGAAGGCGGAAAACGTACTCCATTTGGAAGGCCGCCTTTAAACGAGCCTGAAAATCCCGACGCCACTAGCGAAACCTTCAAGCGTGGCGGTAAAGTAAAAGCATCGTCTGCTTCCAAGCGGGCCGATGGTATTGCTCAGCGTGGTAAAACCCGTGGGAGGATGGTATGAAAGCAAAGAAATATAATCTTGGCGGCGATATTGCTGACGGCGTTACCGGGCTGGCTGGCGGTCTTTTGGCAGTGCCGATTAGGGCATTGAATGGTGTTCTTGGGACTAATTTGAATGTTCCTAGTATGGGCGGCGGTGCAACCGGTAAAACAGACTCTGATGAAAAGGGTGTTATTGCTAAACTTGCTGAAGATGCCCAAGCCGGTCGTACTGGAACCACCATGAAAAAAGGCGGTAAAGTTTCCTCCGCTTCCAAACGGGCTGACGGTATTGCCCAGCGTGGTAAGACTCGCGGGCGTATGGTGTAACAATGAGAGCCAGTCGCGGAATGGGGGCGATAGCCCCATCCAAAATGCCCAGTGGCAAGCGTAAAGGCCGCCGGGATGACACAGACTTCACCCAATATGCAGAGGGTGGTCAGGTCTGGGATAAGCCGCGCCCCAAAAAACTGGGAGCGCCTAAAGCTATGTCTTCAGCTAAAAAAGCAAAAGCTAAGTCAATGGCTAAAGCTGCTGGTAGGGTTTACCCTAATTTAGTAGACAACATGAGAGCCGCAAGGGGTAAATAATGGCTAAGACTACCGGCACCACGGCGTTTAATCTTGACATGAATGACCTTATTGAAGAGGCGTTTGAGCGTTGTGGACAAGAGTTGCGGACTGGCTATAACTTTCGTACTGCCAGACGTTCGCTTAATTTGCTGACTATTGAGTGGGCAAATCGCGGGATTAACTTCTGGACGGTAGAGCAGGGTCAGATTCCTATGGTTACTGGTCAGGCTATGTACCCTGTGCCTGTAGACACTATTGACTTACTGGACACTGTGATTCGTCAAAACAACAGTACTTCTAATCAAATTGATATCAACATTAGTAGGATTGCTGAACCAACATACATGAGTTTGCCTAACAAATTGGCTCAAGGACGCCCAATTCAGGTATGGTTTAACCGCCAATCTGGACAGGAAAACATCACATCAGTAACTATTAACCAGGCCGGCGGAATTGGTTCTACAGATACGTCTATTACAGTTTCTTCGGTTGCTGGATTGGCTACCGCCGGGTTTGTCAAAATTGGCAACGAAACTATTAGCTACCCAAACATAGTAGGGAATACCCTAACTAACTGTGCTCGGGGGCAGAATAACACTACGGCTGCATCCCATGCGGACGGTTCTGCGTTAACGGTTCAGAACTTGCCTTGCGTAAACGTATGGCCTACTCCCAACGCTCCCGGTAATCAATACACTTTTGTTTACTACCGCATGAGGCGTATTCAAGATGCTGGTTCTGGGGTGTCTGTTCAGGATATTCCTTTCCGGTTTATTCCATGTATGGTTGCTGGTCTGGCCTATCAACTTAGCACCAAATTGCCAGATGTTATCCCTGACCGAATTATGCGCTTAAAAGCTGAATACGAGCAGCAGTGGGATTTAGCTGCTGCCGAAGATAGGGATACTTCTCCTTTGCGGTTTGTGCCTAGAAATATGTTCTATGCCTAATAGGTTTGCTTCTGGTAAGTACGCCATAGCGGAATGTGACCGCTGTGCTGGGCGTTATAAGCTCAAAGAATTGCGTATTCAGACGGTCAAAACGAAGCCTTATAGGGTAAAAGTTTGTCGGGAATGCTGGGACCCAGACCACCCGCAATTGCAGTTGGGCATGTATCCTGTTGACGATCCTCAAGCGGTTCGTGATCCACGCCCGGATGTGAGTTATTTGGTGTCTGGAAATAGCGGCTATCAGGCGGTAGACACAGGGTCAACTGCCCAAGATGCCTTTGGTTATCCAGAGGCTGGCAGTCGAGTGTTCCAGTGGGGCTGGAATCCTGTAGGCGGAGCTAGTTATTTTGACACTGCCCTAACGCCAAACAATTTGGTATTGGGTATATCTCTTGGTACAGTTACAATTGCAACGACATAAGGAGCTAAAAATGGCATACACACGCGCAGCAGACGGTATTGCTCAAAAAGGCAAGACTAAGGGTCGAAACCTTGGTGATGATGGTCCTACCGTTGGTATTCAAAGCGGTAAGCCGACCAGCGGCAGCAGGGGTAAAACCAATGCTGATATGAAATCTATGGGTCGCAATCTGGCAAAAATCGCAGCACAGAAACGGGGCTAATCATGGCAGTAAACAACAAAGCAGCATCAGCTTATGCCGCCCGCTATAAAGAGGGCATGGCAGACATGAACAGCAGGACAAACCGTAGCAAGCTCGACACCTACGACATGAGCGTCGGTGCTGTTAGCAAGGATGCTGGTAATAAACCCACCAAGACCACCGGAATCAAAATCCGTGGCACGGGCGCGGCTACCAAAGGCACTATGGCAAGAGGCCCGATGGGTTGATATATGACCTATGATGAACTTGTAGCGGCAATTCAGAGCTACACAGAAAACCAATTCCCGGCGACTTACCTCGCTGACGGGAGTACTGTGTCTCCGATCACGCAAATCAACACGTTCATTAAGCAGGCTGAACAGCGCATCTATAACACGGTTCAGTTCCCATCGTTGCGTAAAAACGTGACTGGCACGGCTACGGTTAACAACAAATACGTAACTTGCCCGGATGACTTCCTAGCTGTTTATTCTATGGCTGTTGTAACGGACGTTACAGGTGGAGACATCAATACCGGCACTTACGAGTATCTCCTGAACAAGGATGTTAACTTTATCCGGCAGGCATACCCAACGCCAAACGATACAGGAACGCCGAGGTATTACGCGCTTTTTGGTCCGTCCGTGAATCAAGGTGGCATTACCAACGAGTTGACATTTATCCTTGGTCCGACCCCAGACGGAGCCTATAAGATAGAGCTTCATTATTACTACTACCCAGCCTCAATCATCCGGGCGCAGATTGCATCTTTCGGAACCATTACGGGCGGTACAAACTATATTGACGGAACCTATTTTGGTGTGACATTGACCGGCGGCACAGGCACGGGCGCAGTGGGTACTATTGTGGTGTCCGGTGGATCAGTCACTTCAGTGACAATCACAAACCCGGGGTGTCAATACATTGTGGGTGATGTGCTGTCTGCCTCATCTACGGTCATCGGCAGCATCGGTAGTGGGTTCTCTGTCCCAGTCCAATCCGTCATTAACGCTTCTGGCACATCGTGGCTAGGGGATAACTTTGATTCCGTTCTGTTGTATGGCTCTTTGGTAGAAGCCTATACATTTATGAAGGGTGAGCCAGATATGGTGACCCTCTATAACGGCAAATACAACGAAGCCCTTGCTCTGGCTAAACGTCTGGGTGACGGCATGGAGCGTGGCGATGCTTACAGAAGTGGGCAGTTTCGGCAGGCGGTGACTTGATATGGCTTTTACTGGAAACTTCTCCTGTAATGTGCTGCGCTCCAATATGGCAAGCGGGGGAATCGATTTCTCCTCCGACACCTTCTACATGGCGCTTTACACAAACTCAGCCACCTTGGACGAGACAACCACCGCCTATACAACCACAGGTGAAGTTGTGGCAAGTGGGTACACCGCTGGCGGGCAAGTCATTACGGCAACAGTTGCCACGGAAGCTACCACCTCGGGCAGCATTGTGTACATTGACTTTTCCTCTCCCACATGGAACTCTGCCCTGACAGCGCGGGGGGCTTTGATTTATAAGCCCGGGGACAACGGGGCGGTCTGTGTGTTGGACTTTGGAAACGACAAGACATCAACAGCAACATTCACCGTTCAGATGCCTGCCAATACCAGCAGCGCAGCACTCATTAGACTTATTTAAGGAGCCATATGCTTGTAACTACCACTAAAGGCGAAATGGACGACAGCCTTCTGGAAAAGCGGGAAGGCAGTGTTGACAACGAAAATGAACAGACTACATGGGTTGAGTATTGGCACGAGGGTGAGTTGGTTCACCGCTCCGCTCATGTGACTTTGAAGAAGATGCCCCCAATCGGTGGCGAAGCCGCAGCTTTAGCATAAAGGAACTACTATGGCAAATACCCAAGCAATGTGTACTTCGTTCCTCGGGGAACTGATGACTGCTACACACAATTTTGGCACCGCGCCCACACGCGGAACCTCTGCCGCAGACACGTTTAAAGCGGCTCTGTACTTGGCTTCCGCGACAATTAACGCCTCTACCACGGCTTATACGTCTACGGGTGAGGTGTCTGGGACGGGCTATTCGGCTGGCGGGGTGACGGTAACTAACGGAACTCCCCCCTCTTCGACCAATACCTCTGCGACAGCGGGTACTGGATACTGGACGCCATCTGCAAGCATTACCTACACCAGCGTGACGCTGACAACTGCTTTTGATACTGTGTTGATCTACAACTCGACCCAGAGCAACAAAGCGGTTTCTGTCCATACGTTCGGTTCTCAGACTATTACGGCTGGAACATTCACGCTGACAATGCCCGCAAATACGACCTCTACCGCGCTGCTGCGTCTGGCTACAACTTAAACGAGGGCGGCGAAAGCCGTTAAACCATGTTTGGCATAGCCTCGTTTGCTGCCGCACCGTATGCCGCTCTGGGCGAGGTGGTGGTTGTTGTCGCCCTATCGGGTGTCGCAGCGACAGGCAATGTTGGAACCGTTACCAGCGATGTCACGGTATCTATATCCGGGGTATCGGCGCAGGGTAATGTCGGTAGCGTAACAGCGTCGGGTTCTCAGGGTGAAACCGGGGATGTTGCATACGGCTATGTAGATACCGTAACGCCTTCTGTAACTGTTGATCTATCCGGGGTTTTGGCTACCGGCGAGGTCGGGACGGTTACCCGGGATGAGACGCAGATTGCCATTACCGGGGCTGAAGCCACCGCAGCGGTTGGATCGGTTGCAGTTGTCCATTCCCAAGCCCTGACGGGTAATTACGCCCTTGGAGAGCCGGGGGTTGTCGATCACAGCAAGGAAGCTGATCTCTCCGGGGTATCTGCTGCCGGGTCGGTAGGAACCCTAACTCCGAGCACCTCAGAAGGGGAGGACGGGGATGTAGCCTACGGTTATGTGGGAAGCGTTGGGGTAAATGTAACCAAGGCGCTTACCGGGGTATCTGCGGACGGGGCGGTAGGGACGGTAGTTAAATCCCAGTCGGTGACCCCTTCTGGGGATGTCGCTTATGGATCAGTAGGGTCATTTGGGCACAGCCGTACAGTAGCCCTGACGGGCGTGGTGGCAACGGGTTCCCCGGGGGAAATAGTCCCGGTTTATTGGAACACCATTATCGACACGCAGGACCCAAACTGGCAAAATATAGACGATTCAGCTGCAACCGTTTGGTCAAATATCGAAAGCGATACCGAGACAGACTGGGAACTGATTGAGACTGTAGTTTAAGGACGAAAATGGCACTTGTACTAGCAGATCGGGTTAAAGAAACCACTACCACAACCGGTACAGGCACAGTCACGCTTGCCGGGGCAGCTACTGGGTATCAATCCTTTGCCGCGATTGGAAACGCAAATACCACCTACTACACCATTGCTGGACAGGGAACAAACGAGTGGGAGGTGGGAATTGGAACCTATACCTCCTCTGGGACAACGCTGGCCCGCGATACCGTTTTAGCCTCCAGCAATGCAGGCTCCCTAGTTAATTTCAGCGCCGGGACAAAAGATGTATTCGTTACCCAGCCCTCTGAACAGACGGTGGTTTCCAGCAATAACCCCGGCACCTCTACTTACATCCTAACTTCAAACGGAAGTGGTGTAGCTCCTAGCTGGCAGGCACCTGCCGCTGTCGAACCTGCATATTTCCTAGCAACCATGATGGGCTGATATGACTACATACGCAAATACCTCCTACGTAGCCAAGAATGTTGGCACATCCGCATCCACCCTGACCACTGTATCTAGCGGGACAATCGCTGTAACAAGTCTGGTGGTGGCAAATACAACCGCATCCCCGATTACCTGTGATGTCTATATCACCCGGTCTGCCGTGGACTACTACATCGTCAAGTCGGCTACCGTCCCTGTCGGGGGTTCTTTGGAAGCAATTGGTGGCAATAGGGTAGTCCTGATTGCATCAGATGCCCTGAAAGTTGTATCCAGCGCAGCAAGTTCTGCTGATGTGGTGGTTTCTGTTCTGACGGCGGTCTGATATGGCATTTATCGGTAATTCCAACACAACGCAAGGTTTCACGCCAGCCATTGATTATTTCAACGGCAACGGTTCTACAACCGCATTTACCTTGTCCCGCCCGGTAGCATCTGTGGCGCAGGTGCAGGTTGTTATCGAAAACGTCCCCCAGAACCCCGGTAGCGCCTATACCGTCAGTGGCAACACAATCACATTCACATCAGCCCCTCCAAGCGGGACAAGTAATATCTATGTCTATTACACCAGCCCGATAACTCAGGTAATTGCACCGGGACAGGGGACGGTGAATACAGCATCTCTAAACGGGGGGACAGTAACAACAACGGCTGACGCAACAATCTATGGAGTCCGAGTAGGTCGTGGCGCAGGCGCTGTGGCTACCAATACTGCGGTGGGTGCGAGTGCGTTAAATGCGAATACAAGTGGGACAGAAAATACAGCAGTAGGTCAAGAGGCTGGATATACTAATTTAACAGGAAATTCAAATACTTTTATAGGAAGAAGAACTGGATATTTAAGTACAGGTTCTGCAAATACAGGTGTAGGAGCAATTGCTTTAAGGTTTAATAGTAGTGGTTCAAACAATACTGCTGTTGGTGAAGAAGCCCTCTACAACAACACCACCGCCTCCAACAACACCGCTGTCGGTTATCAGGCTGGGTATGCGAACACGACTGGGGACTTGAATACGGCGATTGGGAGATTTGCCCTTTATAACAACAGCACAGGCACTTCCAACTCTGCCTTGGGTTCTGGTGCAATGTCGAACAACTCGACAGGCGGCTACAACGTTGGCATCGGGCGAGATGCACTTGCCTCCAACACCACCGCTTCTAACAACATTGCTGTAGGTTATCAGGCGGCTTACACACTAACTACAGCACCAAATAACACCATTATTGGGTATCAGGCAGGTTACAGTAAAACAACTGGCAATTCAGACGTTTTAATTGGGTATCAAGCTGGGTATGGCATTACAACTGGTGCTGATAATGTTTTTATTGGCAATCAGGCTGGGTATTATATTACTGCCACTACAACTGGTGGTACAAATATTTATATAGGTAGTGCTTGTCGTGGGTCTGCGGCAGGTAATACTAGAGAAATTGCTATTGGTTTTGATACTGCTGGTAAAGGTTCAAATACTGGATATATCAATCCCAACGGCGGTGGCGTTTACCAAGGCAACAACTCATCGTCTTGGTCAACCACCTCTGACCAACGCCTGAAGAAAAACATTGTTGACAATACCGAAGGTCTGGACAAGATTACGGCAATTCAGGTTCGTAATTTTGAATACCGTCTGCCTGAAGAAGTTACCGAACTAGACCCATCTTGCGCCGTTGAAAAGGCTGGCGTTCAGCTTGGTGTTATTGCCCAAGAACTGCAACAGGTTTGCTCCGACTGCGTGAAGGAAGAATCCACAGGCGTTCTGTCGGTAGATTCAGACAACATCTTCTGGCACATGGTCAACGCAATCAAAGAACTCAAATCTGAACTCGACTCGGTGAAAGCCCAGCTTGCTGCATTGGAGGCTAAATAATGCCAATTAGTACTATAGGCGCAAACGGATTAACATCGCCGCTACCAGCGGCTAATTTAGGCACGCCATCGTCTATTAACCTTAGTAATGCAGTATCACTGCCAAAAGCAGCGTTGCCTACCGGAAGTGTGTTGCAGGTGGTGAGTGCTACTGATGCAACAGGAAGAAGCACAACATCCACAAGTTTTGTAACAGCATCAAATACCTTATCAGTAACAATTACTCCAACATCTACATCAAGCAAAATATTT